AAAATCTGCTCTGTGTACTGCTCAACCGGCACAGTCGATGACAACTCCACCAGAGGCTGGTTGGTGGTGTTGTAGTTTGAGCCGGGGAAGTTTCTCGGCTTGACTGTCAGCAACACCCGAGGATTTGCTGCGGTCGATCCCGCAAAGTTGATGTCAGGAATCATCCGCTTGATCAGTATGAATTCATCCCCATCGACAATGTCAAAGTCGGACGTGACGATGTAGGAGGTCATCGGCAGACCGTCTGCATCAATCCCAGCCTCATGGTTGTAAAGATACTGCCCGCTGATGGCTTGCGGGTAGGGGCGCAGAGGCGAATCCAGCCATGCCGTGCGCTCGATGGTTCCGTAGTACCAAATTTGCTCGGCGTAGTTGTAGATGACGTAGGAGTCCGGCGATGTGTTGTTCCCCGTTGGGTAAATCCACCACACCTCGTTCCAGCGTTCATTGGTCCCGCAGATGATCTGGGCCTGCTGCTCAAAGTTGATGTTGTTGAAGACCTCGTTCCTGAGAGTACAGGGCAGGGTCTCAACGCGACCAGAGTACATATAGAACTTGTCCTGACCCATCCAGTAAGCCACGTTGTTTGCCACAACAATGGAGCGAGGGCTGGCAATCGAGATGTTGTCAGCCAACTCTTGGAAGGCGAACACATCGGTCGTACCCGTGAACTGCATCGAGTACATACTGGAATCAGTCAGGACCAGAATTTCCTGACGAGTCGGGATGGCCCGAACAATCCGCGAGCCACGCGAGACTCGGTAAAAACCAGCCGAGTTGGTTGCAGTCGGCGTCCAGTTCAGCGGTTGACCCTGAGTTGTCCAACGAATCAACATAGGGTCAAAGTCAGCACTGCCAAACACAGTTGATCCAAAGGCACAAAGGTGTCTGTCGTTCTGAGACACCATCAACTGCATGACTTCCGTGGGAACATCGCTGCCCACAAACCCGGCATTCGTTGCCGCCGTAGACATGGGAATGGCCCGAGTGCTGATGGTGGTCTCATACGCCCAGTAGTAGGGCGTACCGTTGCGGATGTTCATCACTGAATCGTTGTCGAAATTGTCGTACCACCAATCTCGCTGCTCGATCACTAGAGGCGTCACCGTACCTGTGCCCCAACCCAAACGGCTCCAAGGGCCAGCACTCCAACCGTAGCCGTACAGGTCAATGTCGTTGCCCGGGATGATGGGGAAGACTGCCGTAATGCCAGTGCCACCTTGGTTGCTGGTGGTGCTGGTGGCAGCGGTGGTCATCTCGATCTGAAAATTGTCGGCATTGACAATTGCGTAGACCTGAAACTCGGCGTTGAATTCTGCCTCTGGGATGCCGCCAATCGTCGCGGGAGAGCCAGACCCCACCACGCCAGAGAAGGTCACAAATTGCCCGGTAGCAGTCACGCCGTGGCCCACAATGTTGACGTTGACGATCCTTGAGCCGTTCGTCGTGTCAAAGCAGTTGTCTGTTGCTGGTGATGTAAACGTTGCCCGGGCGGGGGTCAGGTCTTGCAGGTTGCCGCCCACCTCCGCATAGAGGTGATTGGTCGTGCCGATCCAGAGGATGTTGTCGCTGTTGCTTGTGATGTAGTTGAACAGGCTGCGGCAAATACCCTTGATCGAAACCGTGGGGACACTCTCCCAGCCACCCAACTTCTGCGGGTAGCCTGAGAGGAAGCGGACCTTCTCGGACTCGTAGTAACCACCCTCGTTGGCGTAGTTAGTCGTGTCTCGATTGACCCCCGGTTTGATCTTGACCTTCGTGAATGCCATGTTTAAACCATCTCAAAATGCGGCCCATCGATGAAAGGACGCCGGTTCTGCTTGCGGCGCTCGTCAATGTAGAAGTTCATGGCCTCTTCCATCGTGCCGCGCCAGAGGCGAATGTCAGGCACGTTCCACGCAGCACCCCAGCGGATCGCCACATTCTTCTCGATTGCTGCCTGTTTCATGGCATCAGCGATGTTGTCGTACAGGTTAAGTTCCCAACTGCCACGATCCCCGATGTAGGCCATCAGGTCCACCGCCCTGCCATCGACGTGAGTGCCGCCGTCTTTGATCTGGGATGCGCCCTTCTCAAAGAGTTCGATCTGACGCTCCTTGGTCCGCAGTCCCTCGGTGACGCCAAAGTCAACGGTGGTGATCTCAATAGCGCGTTTAACCACCTCGACCAGTTCCGGGCGAACGCCCACCAGTTTGTCGAGGCTGCGCTGAGAAAGTTGGAATGGCATAGGTACTCCTTATTTGACGGGGGGCGCTTTAGAGAGAAGATCAGTCTTGGCCTGAGAGCCAGCGGACGAACCAAAGTAGTAGGCAATGATTCCGGTCCAAGCAGTGCCCAAAGAGCCAAGCATCATGGTGAGTGCCGTGTTGTCAGCCACGGACATCTGACCGAACATCATGCCGCCAAGGATGGCGAAGAACCCAAAAGTCACCGAAGCAGCCAGCAGGGGAGGAACCCACGAACGGGTCACCGCCTGCATTTCACGGGCGCTCTTGCGGTCATCGACTGCCAGTTTCTCAAAGTTCAGGCCCAGTTCTTGGGCTTGTTTCTGGAGTTCGATCTCAGCAATCTTGATCTGGGCAATCTGATCCGAAGTCAGTTTGTTGCTGGAAATCAGGTCTTCGACCTTGTCAGGATCGACGCCGATGGCTTTGGAGATGGCAGACACCGCCATTCCTGCCAGTGGGCCACCGAGGGCTGTAGCAACTGTTGGGGCAATCTGTTTAAGCCAGTCCATGCGTCCTCCTGTTGGTTATTTCTTGTTCAGTTTCTCACGCTCCTCAAGGAGCCTGACTTTGACCTGCAACTCATGAATGTGTGTCATCAAGTGCTCGCGTTGTTGTGCTCTGCGCTCTGCGCTGATTGGGCTGTCAGTCGGAACACCCTCTTTGGTAATGAGCGCAGGCATGGCCCCCTCAATCTTGGTCAGGCGTTCCGAAAAAGACGCAACTTGCCCCAGCAGCCAAGCCAGAGCCGCGACCACGATGGGAATGACTGCTTTGAGTACGTCAGACCATGCCATGATTGCTCCTTACGGCAAAGTCGCCACATAAGCCTTGGCGGCTTCGGGCGACATCACGTTACCATCAACGTCTTCAAGTTGAGCCTCATCATGGTCGATTTGGTACTTGAATTCTTGATAATCGGTATTCGCGGGGTCGAAAGGAATGAAGGCGTTGTCCACAATACGGTACACACCTGATTTTTCATGAAGTTTGTACATTATTTTCCTCACAGTTCAATTGCAGCCGTCCAAGTGAAATCACATGGCGCTCCAGTTGATCCACCTGCTGAATTGTTGACGCGAAAGCCGCTTGTAGTTGATACATCAAGGGTGACGGTATTTGTCCCAGCGACAAATGTGTAAGTGACTGTAGGGGCAGCGCGTTTCGCCACTGCAAAATACGCTGGCATTCTCATGCTGGCGGGTGCTGCCAACGTTTGACTGCCGCCGCTTGTCTCGTAGTAGCGTTGACACAAAATCAACTCGCGCCCGTAGTCACGGAAGTCAAACGATGTGGCGACAGAGCCGCGCTCCAACTGGACTCCGGTAATGTAGAAGGTGGCTCCTGAGTTTGCAATTAAAGAGACAGACCCGCTGGTACGATAGTATGTGCCAGCCGTCCATGCACCTGCTGTGGCGTTAAAGTTTGAGCCACTACCCGTGTCAAAAAACACATACATTCCAACACCATTGTCAGTCAGCCATGTGCCAGTTGTATCACCAGTTATGGTAACAGTCTTGTACTCAAACGTATTTGCGGCATTAACTGTGTATGTAACAACGTAAGATCGGTTTTGCGCTGAGTTTTGAAAAGCAACTGAATACGTCCCAGTGACTGAGGCTCGGACCCAAAACGATAAAGTAAAGGTTACAGCAGATGCGGTGCCCATGCCGAAATCGGACATATTCAGGCCTTCAACAGCCTGATAAAACCAAAACTGTTCTGAAACAGCCGGACTTTTTGAAGTCGTAACAGTTGTCAGTTTTGAGTTTGTAAATCCAGTTGGTGCAGTCGTCGAACGCTGCACAGTCATTACCGCACTTCCAGCACCGCCAACGCAGCGGTCATACCAACGATCAAGAGTATAGGACGCTGTATTGTTGAGAGTAACACTCGCCCCAGCGTTCCTCTGATCAATCACCATCCCGCCGTTGATGATGCGGTTTTTGAATCCAAAGGTGTTGGGCAGGTTTGCGCCGTTGTTGAACGTCACCTGCTGGGAGGCATTGATGGACATGGCAGTGCTGCCATTGGTCTGGATGTTCAGCAGACCATCATTCCCGCCCGTGGTCTTTAGACCAGACGTACCGGAGACTACTCCGTCATCTGAATTCAATATGCTAGGCATAGTTAAAATCCTTTCTTTCGCATTTATCAAAATGCTTTTGGTTACGCATATGCCAAGGAACAGACTTGCCGCAATGAGGGCAATCCACCCTTTCCCAAACTTTTCCTTTGTTAATCGCGCTTAACTTTTTTCTTGCTTCTTCGGTAATGCAAACTTTACCCACACGAGCAAGACTAATTTTTAAACGATGCTCTGGGCTATTAACCGCCCCTTTGCGCGGACTAACCTTTCCAAGTTTTGCCAGCCTCATTTTTTCTTTGGCGGCGTCATCCCATTTTTTTCCTTTGTTCCAAGCACCGTGACCCATGTTGCCGCCAATGCCGCCAGCACAAAGGTTTAAACAGTTTGGATTGGATGCAATAAATTCATCCGTGACATATTTTTTCTCGATTTCATAAATGTACTCTTCGGTT